ACCCATCTGTAAGAATATCCATCCTTCTTTACACCTTCAGGAAGAGTAAAGGGACTCATGTAATCCATGCTATATTCTTCTCTTGCTTCTTGTATTCTTGCTTCGCTATCTCTTGTTGTACGTGACATAATTATTTACCTTTTTTTAAATCTTCTAATTTGTATCTTAGCCAGTCTTTTTCGCTGATTCCCGCATTGCTGCACATTCTTTTTTCATCAGATGTTAGAATCATTTGGGTTGGACCGGCAGTCTTGCCGCTCATAGAGGAGGTATAAGAATTTCTAACTGCTCCTACAGGGGCGACGGCATCTAAGCCTTTTGTATTCTTTGGTGATTCCTTTTTGATTTTTGATATGTAATCATCAATATGGTCAAAATATTCATCCGTAAAAAGAGCGGCTTCATTCCCGTTGTGATTTAAGTTGACGTCTAAATCATTAATAAATTTTGCAACTTTATTCGCCATATTGACATCATATTGCCCCGAATTAGGATCTAGATATTGATGATCTTCTAACCAATCTTTGGCAATTTCTTGCTCTCTTTCGTTAAAGCGAGAATTTGTATATCCCGATTGTTCATAATCGTTATTTTGCTTCGCGGGAGCTGGGTTTTTAGACTCTTCTGTGTAGGCCCATTTCTCTAGATCATTGATGGTATGTATAGCCTTAGTTAAGGAGATATCAGCTTCTAATAAAGAATCTAAATCACCCTCTTCTATGGCTCTTCTTTTGTTCTCTTTTGCCTTATCTAAATCAGCATAAGCACTCTTCCCATAGTGATAAGTACCTGAGTTTAAAGATTCGCTAAGCATTTGTTTAAGTTGCAAATTTTCCTGATACAAAGCTTCTTTTTCTGCAATAGCTTGGTATTTGCGCTTTTTCTCTTTCCAGATTTTGCTTTTTTTCTTTTCTTGTTCAACGGGTGCCTCGGCTTCGGCCTCTTGGCTTTCTTCTTCTCCTGATACTTCAGGCTCTTCTATTTCTCGAGACTCTTGTTGACCGTTTTGTAACTTTTCTATCTCTTCTAAGGCCTGTTGTATTTCGACTAATCCGCTTGTATCCTGCTGCTCTTGATACGGCTCGGTATTAACGACATTTTGTTCTGAATTCATAATTTATCCATATATTTTATTTATCTTGTTATGTGTGATGGGTCAGAAATGATAAGATCAATTGCATCTTCTTTTAAGACAAAAACCGGCAAATTATGGCAATGTATTTTGTATCCCGCATGTCTTGGAAAGACTACCCAATCACCAACCTCACACCATTTTCCTGTTTGTTCGTAACGTGGATCTAAATAAGCGGCCTTGGATTTCTTGACTACTAATCCAACGCAACTTCTATATTGTTGTTCGTCATGAACTATATCCGGTCTTAAAAGACCATTTACCATTTTTGGCTCAGTATAAAGGCGAACTAATACTGTCCACCCTTGAGGTTCAATATCATTAAACTTGCTGATTTCTTCTTCTTTTGAGAAATTATTTAAATCAATTCCTAAATCTTCTTTATTCATCTGCACTTCCTTTAAATATGTTTTGACATATGTCTATTGCGTCTTGCATACCTTTGATTTGACCAACAGAAAAACGATATGAAGAAAAATCGTGAATCTGCCCGCTAATGACATAATTCTCGATTTTATTTTTTTCCTCACGTAGGTTTTCAACTAGTCTTTTTAAAAGCATTTTACAAAACGTCTTTTAATGATTTCTTTGTAACTTTAATTGGCAATCCTTGCGGAGTTGCTTGCTTTAAACGGATCTTAGCGACCCCACCCATTGCAAATTTTTGACAACCGCCTTTATCTTTTTTTGAAGCTCCGGTACGTACACGATCTTCCATTTTTTCAACTGAACCACCTTTCATGTATTCCATCTCACTGCCTTCTTTTTTAACTGAGCCACCTTCTTTATAAGCTCTCATTTTGCTTTTATCGGCACATGACTTTGAGTAATAAACGTCATCTGCTTTACCTGGGTGATTAAGCAATTTTTCAGCTTTCATGCGCATTGCATCAGGTTTGCCTTGATAACCTGCCTTCATATTTTTAGTAATTTCCGTCATTTTGGACTCCTTGTTTAATTAATTCAGTTTGTGATTTTAGTTCCGCCATGTCTTCAACAGATTCAATCTTGGCCTTTTCTCTTTCGAAATCTAATTCTGCTTTTAAGATGTCTGTTTCTGTTTTGAGTTTTGCAATATCCTCAGCAGATTCAATTTTGGCTTTTTCTTTTTCAAAATCTAATTGAGCTTTGAAGATATCTGTTTCTGTTTTTTGACTTGCTATTCTTTCTTTAGCTTCTATTTCAGCTTGTTTTTGCTGGATATCCGCCATTAGCAATGCATTTGGATCAATTGGAGCTTCTTGTTGGTTACCACCAATATCCGAATCCTCTAATGCTCCTGCAATAGCCATAGCAATAGAATTTTGTATTTGTGGATCTTGAATCTCTTCTAATGGAGGCAATTCTTGACCTAGTAGCTGTTGCATTTGTATTAAATATTCAAACGCCTCATGTTCTTTGACATGCGCCATAATTATTGGTTGAAACTCGGGGTGAGTTTGTGCAAATAGCCCATGAGTTAATTTATGAGCTGCATGATCTTGCCAAATAGCAGCTTTTAAAGGCATATCTTTCATAGCGTTTAAGTTTTCGCTAATAGGATCAAGCGGCAAAACCTCTGCTTCTTGTGGTTCTGGTTTTAAAATACTATCTATATCTTGCGCATCTAATCCTTGCGCTTCATAATTCTGTCTTAACACCTCCCTCATATTGTGTAGCTCAGGAGCTTGTTGAGCTGTCCTTAATATAGATTCGGCCTTTAATATCTTCTGAGTGGTAGAATTTACCGAAGGATCAGAAACGGGAATAATCTTCACTTCTTCTAGAAAATCGTTAGCAGTAATGGTTCTTTGCGAGTTGCCAAAGTTAAACTCTTCTGATTCTAAAGTTTTTCTAAAAAGCTTATCTATCAATTGCAATTCACGAGTTAAAGATACGTGAACTGAACGCAGAACTGATGACTGAATACGATTGTTTGTCTCAAGAAGAGCAATAGTAGTACCGGTTGGAATATCTTCTTTTGATTGAAGCATACCCATCTCACTTGTTGACCCTAATTCTTTACACTGGGCAACAATCTCTAATCTAAGCTCACGAAGAGCAGCAGAAGGTTCGGAATAAGGCAAAGGCATAAAAGCCTCACCCAAGGGAATACCGCCTGTGTCTACTTCTACAAATTGCCCAGGGCCTACAATTAAATCGTTGTTCTGGGATTTAAAACCTTTGCTTCTTAATCCGCCAGGCAGATTTTTAAATGATCCCGCATCTACTAATTGTCTAAGCAATTTTGTTAGAGTGATGGCATTTGAACCGATAAGATGAGCTAGACCTATGCCGTAAACGCCAAAACCAGGCAAATAATTGTACTGAACAAAATAATTTTCTCTTTTTTGCTCTGGATCGTTTTCTTCCCAGTTCTTTCTGATCGACAGTATTTCTTTAGTAATTTTGTCTATTGTAACTATATATGGTAGAGGTATGGCATTATCTGTTTCGTCACCCCCACTATCATCAGTAAAGTCTTTCAAATTAAGGTATGTATGAACTTCGTATATAGGAAACAATGATTGTTTTGTATATACACTAATATCAACATCGTCTTTTTTAGGACCTTTCTCTTCGTCTTCGGGGTTTTCCGAAGTCTTTAAATAAGATAATTCTGCATCTCGATAGATCTTATTCTGCTGATTTAGAATAATATCCCTTTTAGAAAGGTGCAAAATATGAGTTAGTCTGCTCGATTCAAGAATAGAAGTGCAATCCCCATCAATTACAAAATCCTCAGGCCGAATAAAACGACTTAATGGTTTTTTTAATAATTGATCGTAATATACTTTTTTGAAGCCGCTACCATAAAGGCCTAGATAAAGTAAGAATCTTTCAAAATCAGAGTAGTAAGATTCATCTTGAACAGTTAAGTAATAATTTAGCCAATCTCTATTAGCCTCACCTTTTTTTTCTATTTCTTCACTGCTAACTCCAGTAATTTTAAATCCAGCTGGTCCAGACCCTGGCAAAAGTTCTGCTCTAGTTGTTGCATAAAAACGAATAAGCGCTGTAGAAAGAGTGGTATCAAACGTTCTAGTAGCACCTTTATAAGGAGCAGCATCCAAATCTTCTAAGGAAAAGCCAAGGTATTTTTTAACCTTCTCGACTGAATCCATCCAGTCCTGGCGAGCTTCGATATCCTGCTTAATGGAGTCAAGTAATAGAGTAGATAGTTTTTTTCTAGCTTCTTCCGGGAATTTTACGGCAAGATTATCGTAAAAAGAGGTGTCTTTATCCTCTGTCTCTGGAGGTGTGCCAATTTCATACACGCTTGAGCCATCTTCTAGCTCTTCGATTTTTCTAATATCATCATCGGTAGTTTTCATATATATATGAATAACCTCATGTTTTTCATTGGGTTAACGCCAGCGAATATTTTTGCCCTATCAAAAACTTCAATATTCGCTGGTGGCTATGCTATACTACTCATAGTATGTATATTTAATATCACAGGAGATTATACCACATGTTTGAGATTCTTGAAAAATTTGTAAAACATCTCGCAAAGCTAGATGAATACTATGTTTTAAGGCAAGAAAAAGAGCATATTATTATAGGGACTAAAATAATAATTAAGGAGCATAAGGAATTTTTGGGTAATGTTTTTCAACCAAGAACCCAAAATATAGACAAAGAATTGCCCGTTTTCTTTCTTGTGACGATCGCAGCAAAGCCTTTGGAAATTGATAAAATGTTTTTAAAATATAATTTGCCGCTCTTGAGTATTAATAACAAGAAAGGAATTTCAACCATAGAAGGTGTAAAAACTTTATTAGATGAGTTTGTAAACGATAATTTTGAATATTAATAGAATTCTACCGTCTCTTTTGTTGACACTTGCACTGGCCTTTCATCTCTAGGATTCAACACAAATCTACCGTCTTTTAACTTTAGAAGGGCTTGTGCCATAGTATCTACTAAATCTCTTGACTCTGCGTTAGGAAAGCAAGCTACTGATTCTAGAAACTCGTCAGCATATGGTAATAGTGTATCATATTTAGGTGCTCTGGCAGGTAACCACACTCTACCTCCTTCAATTAAAGGAGTAATCAAACGGACTCTTTGTATTTTATCTCCATATTTATTAGGAACAAATGGAATAGCCCTAATCCCACCTCTAACTAAATCCTGTATTAACGGATCGCCTGAAGCCTTGGCCTCAATAAGACACATATCTACCGCTCTGCCTTTAAACGCTGGATTTCTTGTTTTACCATTATCCCTATAGTCAAAGTACATACGCTTAGCCAATTCCCTAAGTTCAGGATATTCTATCCTACCACGCCACATAGATAGTAAAATAACGTTCTCTATATGGTTACTATCATAGAAAACGCCCCAGGTAGTACAGGCAGAATAAGCAGACATTTCATTCGCCGTAAGTGCTGTATCCCAGCTTTGTAAAACGAATTCTATTTGTGGAGGGGTGCTATCTTTCCACCATTGAAACCAAGGCTTTTTAATTATGCCACCTATTGCTGGAGCTGGTCTTTGTTGATATTGGCCTGCGTAACCATACTCTCCCAATTGGTTCTTTAAGCTTTTTATCACGTCTTGAGACCATCTAGCCGGACATAGCAGCTCGCCTTCTATTGTTCTTGGGTCTTCATATACCTTTTGATTAATAACGCTACGGAATTTTCTCTTACCTTCATATTCCATTGGAATAATCACAGTAGTCCATTCCTTATCATGATCTCTAGATAAAGTATTGCCCGTTACATCATCTTCTTGAGTTCTTTGTTGTACCAAAATCCTAACATCATTATCTGCATTATTCCTACGAGAAGGCCACGTCATATTCCACCAATTATTTGTGGTTTTCCTAATTGCTTCGGAATCAAGATCCCTCGCATTATTGGGATCATCACAGACCAAAATACTAGCCCCAAAGCCTGTTCCCACGCCACCTATAGAGGTAGCGATACGATAACCTGTTCTATTATTCTTTAAAAAAGAAATCGCTGTTTTGGTAAGGTTAAAATTGGCCTTCCATCTTCGTTGATACCAATCGGATTGAATTAAGGCTAAACATAAAGCCCCGTGTTCCTCAGAAAGACTATGAGCATAAGAGGCGTACATAAACTTCTCTTCTGGATTCTGTAGCCAAACCCATGCTGGGAAAGCTACGGATATCAAGGACGTTTTGCCGCTTCTAGGAGGGACATTCAAAATAAGATTTTTAATCTCTCGTCTATAACAAGCCTCTAAATGCTCAGCAACGACATGCAAATGCCAATTATCTATGAAAGGCACCCCTCCTTCGATTACATGCCATGCCTGTTTAAGAAAATCATGCAAAGAACACTCGGCTTTCAAAACGCTTTGTCGATATTTAATATCATCAATAA